AGGCGGTCAAGTTCTTCCGGGACTTCAAGAAGCTGGGCATGGAAGCCGTGAAGAAGATGTACCCCAAGCACGTCCACGCTTTGATCTCACATCCCCGAGGGGTGCGCGAAGCCTTGATTACTTTGGACCAGGACAACGTGATGCCGATCCGGGGATTTCTGAATGCGACGCGGGATGGGGTCTCCTATTCTCAGGATGACACGGCCAAGATGAGCGAGGGGGCTCTTGAGATTTACCGGAGCCCACAGCCGGGCAGGAAGTACCTGGTGGTTGTGGACGTGGCGGAGGGAATCAAGTCCACGGAGTACACGAGTGACAACTCCATTGTCGAGGTGTTCGATCCTTACCGGCTGGAACAGGTGGCTGAGTGGGGAGGAACATTCGATGAGGAGATGGCCGCGTCTTATGCCGTGATGATCGCCATCTATTACAACCGGGCGTTGCTGGCCCCCGAGATGAACAACAAGTGCGGGGGGCTCCTTCGGGCCAACATCGAGAAGTCTGGGTACACGCACATCTACACCCGGAGCAAGATTGCCAACCAGCAAATCAAGCGAGAGTATGGCTGGCAGACCACGGTGGGGAACAAGAAGGATGTGTGCGGGCAGCTTCGCCAGGATTTCAAGAATGGGAAATGTCTGATTCACAGCATTGACCTTTTGAATGAAATGATGCACTTCATTGACAGCCGGGGGAGATTGCTCGCTTTGCCCGGTCACACAGACGACAGAGTGATGGCAGCCAGCATAGCCACGAAGATCGTTGCTGAGACTCCCGTGTTCCATGAGCCGCTGAACAAGAAGCGGGTGGCCCACGAGATGCAGGTGATGGAAGAGTACCGGGGCGCAAAGTCCACGGCTTCCCCCACCAGCCGGTACAACCCGCTGTCGAAAGACGAAGCACTCAGGAGGTACAGATAATGCCTACGATGTCCCAGGATGCCATGGAAGAAACACCCACCCTAACACCCGAGTCGGTTGCTCCGGAGGCGGCACAGCCCCAGTCAGCCCCCCCTGGCAGGGATAAGATGTTCGAGGACTTCTTTCCCTCGCTGGATCTGTCCGATGCAGCCAAGGAGGATATTGCCACCTGGTTGATCCGGGATCTCAAGGCGTGTGTTCAGAACGTGGATTCGATCCGTAACCAATGGGCGTTGTACCGGGCGGTGTACGCTTTGGAGTACGTGGAAAAATTCTATCCCAGCATGGGTCTCGGGGCAAACTTCACTTCTGGTCTCCTGTTCGAGCGGGTGGTTGAGGGGATTGATCGGATTCGTTTGGGCTTGTTCGCTCCGCAACCATGGTTCTGCGTGGACGAGAAGGTGTCCAACGTGTCCGAGATCGAGTTCATTCACCGGGCTGAGTGGTTCATGCAGACGGTCTTGGAGAACGACTTGGATCTTCGGGACGTGATCGGAACGGAGGGGCTGTTCGAGTTCATTCTGGATGGATCTCTAGTCTTGGAAGCGGATACGATGTACGAGAAGGTTCCCCAGCGGGTGATCCGGACGTACTTGACCGCTGAGAAGCTGGCTGAGGATCAGGACAAGTGCTTGGACGAAGCTGACTACATCGCCGCACAGCAGACCATCGCGGACGGGCGTCCGGCCCGGATGCTGGTGGAAGCGGATGTGGTCACGAAGAACGGAATGCAGTTCTTCAGGGTGGACAAGATTGATCACTTGGTCCCCCCGAATGTTCTGGAAGACCGGGACATTCGTTTCCGTGGACGCCGGATGTACCTGACCGAAAACGATCTCATGCTTCTATCGTCCGATGGCGTGGGGTGGTATGAGCGTAAAGATGTCGAGGACATCTTGGGTAAGCGGACCATGCGCCGGCTGAATCGAAGCCTTGCCAATCAGGGGGTGGCACAGGGTGAGGATGCAGCCAAGGATGAGGTGTCTCTCCAGAACGTGTGGGACTTGTGCTACGATTGGCAATCGGAAGCGGACAGCTTGGGTGGGGACGTGAAGAACGCTCCGTACAAGAACACGTTCGCCGTGTACCGGGTGCTGTGCAAGTACGGGTACAAGACCAAGAGCGATCCCAAGGGACTGATTCCAAAATATATCGTCTGCGATATAGAACCCGAGAGCAGGAAGATTCTCAGGGCCAAGACCTACCCGCACTTCACGGAAGCTCCGTGCTACTTCCATTTCAAGATGGGCGTGAAGCCGAAGAGTTACTGGGGATTTGGGTTCGGTGCCCGGCTCATCAACGAAGACTTCTTGGAATCCAACGCGGTGGATTTGACTCTGGACGCAGCGGCGATGGCTTGCTTCCGTCCGCTGCTGTCGGTCCACCCGGACGATGGCGGATACGTTCCGTTCAAGGACGGCATTGGACCATTCAAGATCGGGTACGTGAAGACGATCAACGATGTGAAGGCGTTGGAGATTCCGCCTCCCAGCCCGATGCTCTTGAACGTGCTGCTCCCCCTGACTCAACAGAGGGCAGCCAACAGGACCAGCATCACTTCGCTCATGCAGGGAAACACGGATTCCACTGACCCGCGTTCTCCAGCGGCAAAGACCGGGATGCTATTGCAGCAGTCCAACATCGGCATTGAGGGGATGATTGACGATTGGAATCGGTCGTGGAACAGGCTGGCCAACTGGGTGTGGCAGGCGTGTTATGAGATGGCGGTCTACAACGAGGAGACTGAGATCCTGGACAAGATCATCTTCCCAGGAACACAGCCCGAGTTGGAAAAGATGAACCGGGTGACAATCGAGGAGCTGTCGAAGCCGATCAAGTGGAAGTCGCAGGCGGCATCCCAGTACATCAATGCTCAAGTTCGTGAAGAGACCTTCCTCAAGCAGCTTCAGTTCTTCACCCCCATGCTACAGGGGATTGCTCAGTTCAACCCCGAGTTGTACAAGAAGTACTTCTTCCGGTGGATGCGGCTGGCTGCTCAGGTCATGGAGATTCGGGGCTTCCGATACCTGATCCCATCCGAAGCGGAGATGGTGGCGATGAATCCACAGCAGATGCAGGGGATGACTCAGAACATGATGACATCCATGAGAAGCGGGCAGGCACCCGAAGTCATGCCTGATCAGGGTCAGGGGGGAGAACAGGCTCAACCCAACCCCGAGGCTCAACAGGAAGCGGATACGCTTCAGCAGGTCATGGGAGGTGAGGGATGATCCTTCGAGGAACCAATGTCAGCCCGTCCATGCTTCAGAGCCCCCTGGATATTGCTCAGAAAAAAGATGACACGCTATTCATCCACCGGAGCAACATCCAGGATCAGTACAATCGGTATCGGGATTATCTTCAGACCGAGATGGGTCAGATCGTTCTCAAGCTGGTTGATCCCATGATAGCCCGGTGTGATCGGACGCTATCCATGACCGCACATGAATTGGGCATGGACCCGCTGAGTGCGGCTGAGTATCTGGCCACGATCAAGGGTGAGAAGCGTGTGTGGTTACAGTTGAAGTGTGATCCAGATCGGTTGAAGAAGACCCTTGAGGAGTACGAAAAACTGGTGGGAGTTCCAGAACCAAAACCTGGGTGGGCTTCTGTGCCCAAGTCAAGCGAAATAAAGGTTGCGGGTAAGATACCCGATGCAGTATGATTCTGGTGTTCAAGTCACCCATTGTGGGTGTGGATTGAAACAAACATACAACTGACGCGAAAGCGTACAAGCAGGAGTAGTCATGCCAAACCCTGTGGGCGATCCGAAGGAAATTCTGAAACAACTAGCTGAAATGGACCTGGACTCTGATACTATCCCCGATTTCATCGAGGCACAGGATCAGGGAAACCAGGACGAAGAATCGAAGAGGAAAGCTGCGAGAGCGTGGCACAGTACTCGCGAAACGTTGAAGGTAGCTAAGAGAGTGATTGAGGAATTGTCCAAGGAAAAAGAGCGGACCCCGCCCGAGTCAGCCGCCACTCAGACCCCCCAGACTTCCGGTGATCGCAACGCGCAGGCTCAGGCTTACCTGGACCAGTTGAATGTTCGAGCCATGCAGGCCGTGGGAATATCTGACTCCAACAACAAGTTGGTTCAGATGGAAGTTTCCAGACTGTACCAGGCCGATGTTCTCAAGATGGAACAGACTGCCCGAGCGCAAGCGGATGGTGATAAGGTCTTCAACGAAGTGGTGTCTGGTTTCAAGTCGTTGGACGATTCGGACAAGGTGGCTATTCGGGCGAAGATGTCGGGGATGTCCCCCCTGGACAGAGCGAATCCTGAAACGATTAAGGTGGTGACTCACACGTACATGGGTGAGAACATCGAGAAGTTTCGGACGGCTCAGGGTTCAGGTGGAAACGGTTCGGCTGATACGGCGGCGGCTTCACAAGTGAAGGCGCGGGGTGGTGTCGGGGCCGGGGATTACTCCGTAGGCTCGGGGAAAGCGCCTGAAACGAAACCGGCAACGGCAGATGAGATCAAGGGCATGAGATCCCTCAGGATACCGCTTGACCGAGTAGATTTGTATCG